TCTGGACTGTTCTCAAGTCCGGAGACGCATTTGTCGGAAGATTCGAGCAGCAGACGGATTTGAGACGTGACTAGAGCTTCGAGTTCTTGAGCAGGAAATCGGGTGACGGATGACCCTTTCGCCGTCCCCTGGAGGGCAGCCTGCGACGTGTAATAGCGATATCGTTTCCCGTTCTTGACCGCGTGAGTTGGTGTTAAACGGACGCCTTTCGTATCGAAAACGATTCCGCTCAGCAAACTCGGAGTCGAGGTGGATTTCCCGGTCCGGTGGGCTTGGTTGTTGGCTTCGAGTTGTGCTGCGACTTGATCCCACAGCTTTTGCGGCACAATTGCTTCGTGCTGGCCGGGATACGACTGGCTCCGATGGACGATCTCGCCGATGTAAACGCGATTGTTCAGCAGATGATAGAGGGCCCCCCTTGAGAATGGCACTCCCCCTGAAGTTCGCCCAGCGCTGCTGGTCCGTGCCTTGCTGCGGATCTGCTTCCGCTCCAGATGGTCTTTGAGCTTCTTGACGCAGTCGAGGCGTAGGTATTGCCGGAAGATCTCGCGCACGGTTTCGGCTTCTGGCTGGTTGATGATGAGTCGGTGGTCAGCACAGTCGTAACCCAGCGGGACGACGCCTCCCATCCACATGCCTTTCTTCTTTGAGGCGGCCACTTTGTCCCGAATCCTCTCGCCCGTCAGTTCGCGCTCAAACTGTGCGAAGGACAGCAATACGTTCAGGGTGAGCCGGCCCATCGAGGTCGTGGTGTTGAACTGCTGGGTGACCGACACGAAGCTGACGCCGTGTGAATCGAATACTTCGATGATTTTGGCAAAGTCGGCGAGGGAACGGGTTAGCCGATCGACCTTGTATACGACGACCGTTTGTACCTTGCCGGCAGAGATATCATTGAGAAGCTGCCTGAGGGCAGGTCGCTCCATCGTGCCCCCAGAGAATCCGCCGTCGTCGTATCGTTCCTTGATGGCGACCCAGCCTTCGTGCTTTTGGCTACTGATGTAGGCGATGCAGGCTTCGCGCTGCGCTTCGAGCGAGTTGAAAGATTGTTCGAGTCCCTCCTCCGATGACTTGCGCGTATAAACGGCACAACGAATTTGCTGGCTAGCCATCGGAATGACCCCGGACAGAGCTTTTGTACTTAAGGCCGAAGAATGCAGGCCCCGACCAGCGGGTTCCGGTAATCTTCCGGGCGATTTCCGAGAGGCTGCGATAACTGGCCGCTCGGTATTCGTAACCCGACTCGGTCACCATGATCTCGTGTGTTTCTCCGCGCCACTGCCGAAGAATGCGAGTACCCGGTTTGATCTTCGGTTTGCTGAGCCATTCGGTTGTGGATGTAGCACTTTTTAAGGCGCGAGCAATTCGCAGGAGCTCGGCGCGTGTGGCAGGTTTGAGCCCTCCATAGGCCTTTTCCTGAATCCGGTAGGCGAGGAAGGGAACCATCAGCTCCCGCCGGATTCCAGGCGGAGCCGCTCTGCCGTAGAGTTTGAGCCAGAGATCCAATAACTGTTGTCTAGAAAAACCGGGCAATTTCGCGATCTGAGCTGAGACATCTGGGGCCATTTCGCCTCCTGAATACCAGCACATTCCCGCTCTGGTTGGGGCGAACAGTCAAGCGAACTCCGGCGTCCCGGAGAGGGAATTGAGGCACCTAAGGGTGACGTATGAATTGGGGTGTACAGGGCAGGCTTTAAGAGTCTTAGAGAGTTCGTTCAAAGCCTCAACCAAGTACCGAGGGCGTACTTGTTTTTCAAATGATCGAGCGCCTGAGTGGTTGAATCAACCTGATCAGCGTATTTGCTGCCTGGGAACGTGGTGAGCTCGCGCACGTATTCCTCTAGCCACGGCGCCGACGTTGGAAGAAGCACACGACCACTCTCGAACTCCGCCGTTTGGGCGTACAGACGCAGTGGTTTGTCAGTTCCGGTAGGCGCCTCGTATGGCTCAATACCGCAGACGCCGTCGTTTTTGAGATCCTGGATCAACTGTGTTCCCGACGCTTTATCCTCTATCAGGATGATGTTAGCTTTGTACCGCTCAGCCTGCTTTTGTACTGCACGCTTGAGCTTGGGGTAATCCAGGCGCTGACGGAAGACGTCGAGCAGATAGAACTTATCGTCGAAGGTTCCCCATGTCGTGCAGACGCTAAAGTCGTTCAGTTCGCCACTTTTATTGGCGGTATCCCAGCTTTGTAAGACACAGCTAAATTGCTGGGGCAGGTCGCCCCCCTCATATCGCCTAAGCGACTCGGTCTGGATGATTGCTCCTCCCACCGGCGTGGGGCTCTGCTGGTATTGACTCGCGAAATTGTACGCCCCAATGGTCTGACGGATATTCTTGAGTACGATCAGCGACTCGCGTTCGGGTTGCAGTGCTTCGCCTTTCTTGCGTTGCCATGGCCGGCGACCCAGCGGGCTCTCAATCACATGAAGTTCGTCTTCTTCGGCGATGGCAGGAAAGGATAGGACCTCCCATTGTTCCTGCTCCTTCACATGGCCCACCAAATCGTCCTGGTGAAGCCTCTGCATGACGATAATGATGGTTCCCGTACCTTTATTGTTCAGCCGGCTGATCAGCGAATGGTCATACCATTCGTTTACAGCGTTCCGTCGGGTTTCAGAGAATGCGTCATCCGGTTTCAGGGGGTCGTCCAGGATGATCAAATCTGCTCCCCGGCCTGTCAAAACCCCGCCTACGGAGGTCGACATTCGAAAGCCTTTGCTTGTGGTCATGAAATCGTTGACGGACTGTTTTTCACTCGAAAGACAGGTATTTGGAAAAAGCCTGCGATAGAAGTGGTTGGCCATGAGTATTCGGCAATCCCTGGCGTGCTTGTCCGCGAGATCCTGTCCATAACTGGCGCAGATGATTTGCGCGGTGGGATCGTGGCCGAGCATCCACGCAGGGAATACGACACTCACAGCGTGGGACTTTAGCGAGCGCGGTGGCAGATTGACGATCAGGCGCCGGATTTTGCCTTGGCGACAGGCCTCGAGCTTCGAAGCCAGAACTTCGATATGCGGGCTGTTTGAAAAGCTCGTTTGCGGATTGAGTTCATAGAACGAGCGCTCGATAAAACTCATAAGGTCGCGACGCAAGATAAATTCATATTCGGCATAGGAAAGTTTCATTGTTGCTCCTCCTCATCCGGAGACGGAGTAGTTGCGGCAGGATCAGTCAAATTGCCTGACGGAAGGCTTTCTGATTGTCGGATCCGTTCCACAATGCTGGTCATCACAGCGTCGTCCCTTTCATGCAAGACAGGTAAGGGGATGGCAGTTTGCTCAGAATCTTCCAGCGATCTGATCCAGCACAAAAGCTCGCGAATGGCCTTGAGATCGCCCGAGGCGGCCTTGTTCATGAGTTGCAGCATGCTCGCTTCAAACTTGGTTACGTGGCGGCTTGTGCCATTTGTCGTCACCCTGACGCGCTCCCGACCTGCCTTAGCGAGGATGGTGGAGAGGTTTTGTGATCCTTTGGGTCTTCCGTGGGGGTTTCCTGACTGGCCTTTGACGAATCGTGTGTGCTTGGGCGGCCTCGCAAAGCCGACCTTGAAACTGTTGTTATCGACCATGCTCTGCCTCCGCACCGATCACTAGATCATCGAAGCACTTCCCCGTGACCGCATGAATGGCATGATCGCCGGTATGCTTTTGCCAGCGGCGAATGGCTACGTCGACATAGAGCGGATCGATCTCGATACCAAAGCAGACGCGACCGACACGTTCTGCAGCAATGAGAGTGCTGCCTGATCCGAGAAAACTATCCAGGACAATGCCGCCCCGCGCCGAGCAGTCGAGCAGGGCATCGGCAACAAGAGCGACGGGTTTAACGGTCGGGTGTAGGGCAAGCAGATTGCCTTCCTCGCTTTGTCGGGACAGAGTGTTTACGCAGGAGTACTCCCACACATTGGTGCGGTTACGTCCGAATTTACCGAGCTGTACGTTGTTGCGCTGACGACCTTTGCCATTTCTGAATACAAAGACAAGCTCATGTCGGGAGCGATAGAACGACCCCATGCCGCCATTGTCTTTCACCCAGATACAGACATTGAGGAGTGTGTCGTAAGTCTGTCTGCCGGCGGCGAGCAGTTCCC